ATATCGAACCCAATCCTAACTTCTTGCTAAAGAAGTATTTATTAAGCGACCATTCTGGGCGCACTGGCGTAAATTTGGGTGGTTTTTATGTTCGTGTGCCCCAAAAGGCGGCTCACCGTTTCGATGGGTACGCCGTGCGACAGAAGTACGGTCGTGGCGTTCGTGTGGCGTGCCACATGGTAGGTCAAACGCACCTTGAAGCCGCATTGTCTGCCTATATCTTTGAGTATCTTGTTACAACTGCCGTTACTCGGAACGGGGAAAACGTGACCGTCCCGAGCCAGTCCCTTGTACTTTTCGATGATACGTTTGGGAACGTCCAAAAGACGGATGTTCGATTCGGTGTTGGTCTTCTTTCTTCGGGTGATTATCCACAGGTTGCCGTCGAAGAATGTTTGCAGGCGGTCGGCGGTGAGGTTCTTCACGTCCGAATACGCCAAACCCGTGAAAACAGAAAAGACGAACAAGTCCCGTACAAGCTCGTGGGTGGCGTTCTTCATCGGTGCGTCCATGAGCGTCTGTATCTCCGTTTGGGTGAGGTAGCCCCTGTCCACGCTTTCGGGAGAGTTGATATATCCCGCAAAGGGATTAAAGGGCAAACGCCCGTCGTTCCTCGCTATGGAAACGATGTGTTTCAACACAATCATGTAGCCCCACACGGTATTGGTGCGGCATTTCTTCTCCGTGCGCAGAAAATACTCGAAGTCGTTGATGAACGTGAGGTTTAGTTCCTTTAATGGAATATCCTCACGCTTGTAGGTATGGGGCAGGAACTCCCGAATATGGTTGCAGACCGTCCGATAACGGGTAAATGTACCCTGCGCCCTGCTGTGCCCGACTTTCTTCTCGAACTCGGCGTTGTGCTGCTCGAACAGCTTCAGCAAAGTTTCCTGCTTGACGCCGATACCGAGATAGGCGTCTTTGAGTTTGGCGGCGGTAACATAACCGTCCGTCTGCATTAACTCTTGATAGCGGCGGTTTACCTCCACACGGATTTTATCTACTGCAAGGTTGATTCTCTGCGCTTCGACGCTCTTGCCCGAAGCACGGCTGTTCTTCACGTCCCACAAGCGTGGGGGAACGTCCATCTTGCAACTGAACTGTTTAATCTCGCCGTCCACCGTGATACGGCACATCAGAGGCAGGTTGCCGTTCGGCTTCTCGCTGCCTTTCTTCACGTAAAATAATACCTTGAATGTACTTCGCATAACTCACTCCTTTTTTGGTTACAAAATTAGTTCTTAGTGAGTTACCGACAGCTATGTAAATCAACGCAAAACGCAGAAAAAGAACCTTTTAGCAAGAAATTTGCACCCGTTACGGGAGTAACGAGGTGGTAACTGAACTTCTGCGCCGTTTGGCTTCGAGGTGGTATTTCGTTGGCTCTGTCCCATAGAAAAACAAAGCGTAACGAACGCTCTATCAGCTAATTCGCTACGCTTTGCCCAAATTTACTTTTTCGCTATGTGTTTATTTTAATTTGCATCACGATTTTGTCAATTTAACCGTCAAAAAAATGCGTCAAAAACTTATCCTACGCCTCGGCGTCAAAGCATGGAACGACACCTCCGGATTTTTCCAGGAACTTCCCCTGTCCAAAACAAGCCCGCGGACAATCGACATTACATCCAAAGAGGACGACAACGGTCTCTATTGGAACACCAAGCTCTCGGCGAAACTCCTGAACGACGTGCCTCTTCTCCATGACCCATGTATTATAAAGGTACGTCTTCGAGACTCGTATTACATTCTCGGCACCGAGGAGTTACCTGCCCGACCTCTTGTCAAAGAAGGCGATCTTCTCGATTTTACGCTTGAATACAAATCCAAATCCCGGCCACAAGCTATAAAAAAGGTCCTTTCAATAGCCCCGGGCTGTTACTAAGTTTGCGAAAAGGTTTCACATGTTCAGCATACCGACAACTGAAAACTCCCTTCATCTCCTATCTGACGTGCGCCGGGGGCAATGGTTCGTACATGACTACGAATCGTTGCTCCCGGTTGCATTGTCATTTCTGGGAGGTGAGAAAATCGCAGGAGCGATACCACGCCTGGCATTCGAGTTTTATGCCGCCGAGGCGCAGGCGCAGTTTACCGCCACCGAAACGGGCAGCAAAGCTCAACAGGTCGCCGTTATCCCGATCACCGGTACCATCACCAAATACGACTCTTGTTTCACATACGGCGCCATCACCTACGCCCGGGCGATTACGGCCATGGCGAATAATCCGGAAATCGGAGCCATCGTCCTCGACATCGACTCCGGAGGCGGCGCAGGTAATGCCATCGCACCGCTCAAAGAAGCTATTCACCGAGTGCAGGCCCTCGGCAAACCGATTATCGCGCATGTCGATCGCTGCGCCTCCCTGGCATATTGGGCCGCCTCGCAATGCGACGCGATTTTCTGCGACAACCCCCTATCGGACGTCGGATCCATCGGCGGACTCTGTCAGATCGTGGACGACATAGGCAAATTGGAAAAAGACGGCTACACCGTCATCACGGTATATGCCGACGAGAGCGCGGACAAGAACCTCGACTACCGCATGGCCCTCGAAGGGGATACCTCGCTGCTGAAAAAAAATCTTTCCTACAACGTCGCACAGTTTCACAAAGACGTGAAGGCCGGCCGACCCGACATCAAGGAGGACGCCGCCGGCGTATTCACCGGCGCCATGTTCCACCCGGCCGAGGCGCAAGCCCTCGGTCTTATCAACGGCGTAATGACGCTTACAGAGTGCATCGAAAACGCCGCGATCCGGGCACAATACAACCACTAATTTTTTTAAGAATATGGATTTTAAAAAATTTCTCTCCAATACCCAGATGGGTAAAGTGGTTGCCAACTTCCTCAAAAAGGAGCCGGCAACCGACGAACAAGGGAAGGTCGTTCTTTCCGCGGAAGAGGAGCAGAAGATGGCGCAGCACTTCGGGGCTAAGTTCGTCGAGATTTTGAAGGGCAAGACCTTTACCTCGGCCGATGATAGCGCTTCCGAACTGTTCGACGCCGCTGTCGCCCATGCCCGCGAGGAGGCTGCAACCCATTTTACCAAGCAAATCGACCAGCTCCAGAAAGACCTGGCAATGCTGGCCGGAGCCGCCGAGACCGCACCGGCTATCGAGCAGCCCACCAACGCTGCACAACGGTTCATCAAGGGTGCCGGCACGTTCAAGGCCAACATGGCACTGGTCCACAACCAGGCCGCGGCTACATTCTTGCAGTCCGGAGTCATGGCCGACACCCCCTCGATCGAGGTGGACGATCTCCGCAGAGAGCTCGGCCCGTATTTGTCGCAGGGCAACAACCTCGACATCCTCCAGCAGCTCTACCAGAGTTTTTCGACAGCCAAGCATCTCTCGTGGAAAAGGGCTGCAACGGAGTACAAGGCCGTCGAGAGCGAATCCATTGACCACGTCGTTCAGCAGTTCACACCGAAATGGACGCCTCGCGGCGGCGCGAAATTCACGCCGCTCACGATCAAGAACTACCGCCACAAGGTCAATTTCCCGATCGTTCCGGCCGAGGTCGGCGAAAGCTGGCTTTTCCACCTCTACGACGAGGGTAAGACCCCCGACCAGATGCCGATTACGCGCTACATCGTCGATAAGGTATTGCTCCCGCAGATTGCCGAGGACATCGAGAATGTGATGATCTCGAAGGCAGGATACATCGCGGATTCTCAGAGAACAGAGGACACGATGGACGGCTTCGAGACGATTCTCGTCGAAGCCAAGAAATCGCTCGACAAACAGATTCGGTTTTTCAACACCTCCAAGAACCTGCTCGAAGTAACCGATGCCGAGGTGCTCGCTGTTATCGACGATTTCGTGGCTTCCATTGCCCCGCTCTACAAGTCGAAGCAGATGCCCGTATTCATGTCGGCCGATGTGTACCTCAAATACAAGCGGGCCTACAAGGCGAAATGGGGCGAGAAATCGGGGACCGAGAAGGTCAATTTCGGCGAGGACCGCGTAGATTTCTCGAATTGCTACCTCCAGGCACTCGATTGTCTTTACGGGTCGCCCATCGTGTTCTCCACGCCCCAGCAGAACTTTGTGGGCCTGCGCCACAAGAACCCCGAGCAGTTCATCACCGACATCCAGAAGCACGACTATGAGGTGCGCTTCTACTGCGAGTTTTGGCTGGGCGTCGGCTTCCTGCTCGGCGAGGCCGTGTTCGCCATTGTGCCGGACGGATACGATCCAAAGGCGGCGATTTCCTCGACCCGTGAAGGCACTCCCGGCAAGTGGATCGTGAGTGCGGCCGACAAAGAAGCTGCCGGAAACGAAAATCCTGAAACCCTCTAAACCTATAAGTTATGGCTTATATAGCAAAATCGATAGGACGGCCGGCCGGTGGTGCAGGCAATCCTACCCCCAAGAATCCGAACGTCCTCCTTTTTGATATGGATGATGTAGAAACCTATCCGACCCGAACGGTCGGCGTTACTACCGCCTCCGAAGGTTTCAAGTTGAAGCAAGGTGTGCAGATGTTCGGCCTCTATCTGACCCCTGCCAGCATCGAAATCATCCAAGAAGCCGAGGGCGATGCCGATGCGAGAGGGTATAAGAAAGGCGTCAAAGGCGAGCACCCCGGAAATTCCGTGCAGAGTGAGGATTTCGTGGAATATTATTCCAACAGAAACCTCGGCGCCTTCGTCCGGGATTGCAACGACAACTCCGCCCGGCTTATCGGCGATCCCTGTAACCCCTTGTCGATGAAAGTCGAAACAACAGAATCCAAGGATGGGACGAAGAAGACCATCACGCTCCAGCAGGATGTTCGCGACGAGTTCCGAATCCTTCGCTACACCGGCGAACTGCCCCCCGTAGTCGATACGGTTCCCGATCCGGCTCCCGAATCTTTGTAAAGCCACTGAAATGAGCAAATCCAAAACCACACAGGACGAGGTTCTCCCGGCAGCAGGCAACACGCCCGCTGCCGGGGCCTCCGCCGGTGGCAATGTCCCCGCCGCTGACGCAGAGAAAGAAACCACGACCACCGAGGTCCCAGAGACCGAGGACGCCGCAGAGGTAGCTACTATGTCTAAAGACGTGGTGATCGTCGTTTGCGGAACGCCCGAAGCCCTTCCCCTGCTTACGAAAGCCTGGGAACAGAAAGCCGCACCGGCCGTTATCCTCCCCCGCGAGGTGGGTTCGACGCCCTTCGCAGAACTTATCACCGGACTGCTGGCCGAAGACGTCATCCCAGACACGTTCATATTCGTACCGGCGAACTGTTTTCCGACGCATCGCGTGAACCTCGCCGACCTCTCAGCGTACCGCATCCGCTGCACGCTGATTCAGACGAATAAATGGACGAAAACCAACGACACCCGGCTCCCGGTAATCCTCGAGGCGGGTCTGGTACTCAAAACTCTGGAACTCCTCGACAACAACGACACCTTCACCGCGGAGGAGTTTTTCGAGAAGTACAACAGCATCGCCCACTCCGGAGAGCTGGCCGAGGAGGTCGGCATGTCGTTCGGCAACACCGTCGCCTTTGCGGATACGCCCAATCCCTGCATGGCCAAGGTCGCCGAAGCACTCCTCCGGAAGAAATTTATCTGCACGACGGCAGCAGGATTCACACCGATCAAAGAACGACTCGCGTTGCTATATGAATAACTCGACTGCTGCCGTTCGCGCATGGTTGAGAGCAGGAGCCGAGGTTCAATCGGGCCTCCTGCTCTTTTCACAATTCAGCAGCAACGCCCGTCTCCCGGTGCTCGTGAAAATGAACCCGGCGAAATATCGGACACTGTTGATCGAGAAGTTGTGCGCCCTGGCCGGCATCGAGAAAGAGCAAGAACAAAACGCCACACGCCGCCGCCGCTTCCGCGACGACTTCTCGTTTCTCCGCGACCCGGATTGTCCTCCGGAGTTGAAAATTCTGGCGGCCGATAAAATCACAGCCCACGAGCGTTACATCCAGGCCCATGACCACTTATTCGACTGCACGACACTCGACGAGTGCTACCAGACATCGCGGACTGCTATCGAGAATTTCCAGGAGAACCGCAGCATCTTCGCCGAACTCGACTACTACCGCGAACACCATGTAATTCTGGGGAAGCATCGGATTTTCGATCACCTTAAACAATTACGGAAATTACGCGGGCTGAACATCGTAGCCCTACTGGCCGAACAGCGCCGCCTGCGACTGGCAATCTGGCGGATCAACGACGAAATAAGAAAGGGCACAAAACCCCACCTGCTCACCCAGCGGGAACAGCGTCGTAAGCAGAAGGAAGAACTTTTGAAAGAGGTAAACAACCTAATCGAAGACTATGCCCGATAAATTGTTCGACATCCTCGCCATGACAGACTTTGCCGAACCGGCAAAAAAGGAGGCGCCCCGAAAAACGCACCGCCGAAAGACTCAATGCTACGAGCTTTCGACAAAATATCTATATCGGAGAGCTTTCTCCGAAACCTCGCTGCTGGATGCCTGCGAAAAGTTCGAGTTCCAAGAGGGCTACGCCTACCACTTCATCACCGGTGGCGACGTGGACTCCCTTTCGTATCTGAAGGCAATACTCCGGCAACAACCGCTTTCCTACTGTTTGTTCTCCACCTGGTGCATGGCCGCCGAGGACATATTACAGTTCGAGGCGTGGTTGCAAGCCGGCCGCATCGGACACCTCGATGCCTATTTGGGTGAAATATTTCCGAACTCCTACCGGGTTGAATACCAACTTCTAAAAGACGTATTTGCCAGAAATACTGGGGGGGGGAGAATCGCCGTATTCAAGAACCACTCGAAAATATACGCCGGCGTCGGGCCGAAATTCGCCTTCGCCGTGGAAACATCCGCCAACATCAACACTAATCCCAGAACCGAGAACGGCTGCATCACCATCGACCAGGGCATCTACGAGTTCTACCGCGAATATTTTGACGGAATCAAATCTTTTGAGTAATGCAACCAGCTTATAGGCAGAATATCATCGGTGACGACCTGACCCGCGATCAGGTGCAAGAGCTGCAGCGATACGGCGCCCTGGAATGGACGCCCCGCGATATCGCCATCTGTATGGGCTTCGACATCGACCAATTCACGGCTGAGTACAAGGACCCGGAAAGCATCGTTTCATTGGCGATCACCCGAGGCCGCCTGATGACGTCGGCGACAATCGGCTCGAAAATCCTCGGCAACGCCGAAAAAGGCGACCTCCCCTCCATCCTCCACCTCGAGAAAATTCGACGCGAAAAATCATTTCAGACCTCGAAACTCGACATCTTTGGCGGCTTCGACGATCAAAAGTCATTCGAGAAGGTGTCCGAATATGTCGCGGCTGGCCGAACAGAGGAACTTTCAAACAACGAAAAGCTATTCATCGACCTGCTCTCGATCATCAACTCCCTGGACCGCCAGTTCGGAAAAAGGGCAACTATAAAACTGCTGACACAGCAGTTCGGCTACTCCTACGACCGGGCCGTGGACTACTACGACCAGGCTGACCAGCTTTTCTACTCCAACCGGAATACGACCAAAGAGGCTATGAGGAACAAGTACGCCGAAATGCTCGACAACATCGCCCACGCAGCTCTCGCAACCGCTCAGACCTCCAAGGACTACGAAGCGGTCAGCGAGATAATAGCCAAGGCCGCGAAGATCCGCAAACTTGATGAGCCGGAGATTCAGAAATTGCCCGCTCAAATGTACCTCCGACAAATCCGCATGTTCTCACTAACCACTGAGGTACTGGGGCTTCCGCCCGTAAACCGTCAGGAGATAAACGACCAAATTCAACAACTGCGCATCCCAGAAGTCGAGAAACGCCGACTCCGCCAAGAGGCATTGATCGATGACGTGGATATAATCGAAATGTTCGGAAATGGCAAATCGTGCGAAAATTAGGCCCCAGGAAAAACCGTATGCCGTCCTCCAGTATATGAACTGGTTCGCGCAACTGTGCGCGATGATTATGCCGCGTAAACTCCGCATCGTGGCCGGTCGTGGATCGGCAAAAACAACCGAAATACAGGTCGAGCGGTTGATCGAAATGGTGTACGACATGCCGGGCGCACCTGTAGCATGGGTAGCTGACACCTTCGCCAACCTCACGGCCAATGTACTCCCGCCGGTACTGGAAGCTCTGGAGCGAAAAGGGTTCCGCGATGGAGTCCATTACGTCGTAGAGAAGCAACCTCCGACCTTCACCGAAAAAGAGTGCGCCGACCTGCAACAATGGCTGAAGCCTCATTTCTGGAAGCCCTACAACAAAATCATTTCCTACAAACGAACGATCATATTTTTCACTGGTCTGAATATCACCTTCGGATCGCTCGACCGCCCGGCATCCCTGGCCGGACGTTCCTACGTCCATATTTTCGGAGACGAGGCGAAATATTTTCCCGAAACAAAGATCGGCAACCTGCTCAAAGCCCGCCGCGGCTACCGTATTCAGTTCGGCCATTCCCCGCTGTACCTGGGGGAGACCTTCACAACGGACATGCCGAATACCGGCAATACAGGGGAGTATGACTGGATATTCAAAGGAGCGAAGAATATGGACGTGCCCACCCTCCTCCTTGTACTCAAGACGGCACTCGTCGCCAACGATGCCCTCCAAGAATACGTCGCCGCGAAAGAGAAGTTCAACCGCACGCAATCCGACGCGGACCGCCAGGAATATCTAAACAAATACAAAACCGCAAACCGCTGGCGCCAGCGTTGGCAGGACCTTCGGAAACACGAGAAGGCCCAGAATATGTTCATGCTGGTGTCCTCCTACGTGAACATCGACATCCTCTCTCTTGAATATTTTGCCGACGCACTATCCTCCCAACTCACGGACGTGGAGGCCGCGATCTTGTCGATGCCGCCGCGCATCGACCGGGGCCAGCAGTTCTATTGCAACCTGGGTGAGCGGCACTTTTACTACGACGGCAACAACCCCGCAGTGGAAAATGCACTCGGGTTCCATGATACCGAGGACTGCCGGCTCCTCCGACACCTCGACCCGAACCGTTCGATAGATATGGCGATGGACTTCGGCAATATGCTCTCGATGATCGTCTGCCAGGACGACGGCCGCATATTCCGATGCCTCAAAGAATTTTACAGCCTCCCACCCGAATGGGTACGGGAGATCGCCGACAAATTCCTCGACTACTTCCGCCCGCACAAGCACAAGGTGATAAAGTTCTACTACGACCGCAGCGGGAACAACTACGGTCGCAGCAAGCAATCGATGGCTTTGCAGATCAAGGAGGCAATCGAGAAGGACGCCGCGGGAGCAAAAACCGGTTGGCGCGTGCAGCTTATGTCCCTGGGCCAAGGCAATATTCCAATGGCCGACGAATACATATTCATGCGTGAGCTGATGAGCGGGCACAATCCCCTTCTCCCTGAATTGCAAATCGACGCCATACATTGCCGGCATCTGAAAGCCGCCCTCGAACTCGCCAAGACCGTCGTGGACTCACAAAAGCGGATTGGAAAGGATAAGAGCGCAGAGAAATCGTCCGATCCGAAACGCCTCGTCGAATCTACCAACTTCACCGATGCCTTCAAATACGCGCTCATGCGTAAAACCTGGGTGGATATAGTTAAACGGGGCAGCACGAGCGGACTGCCGGCCGGAACCGTCGGCGACGTGTCCGTGCGCTGATAGCAGCATCAACCACAACAGAGGAGGACGGCCCGAGCCGTCCTCCTCTGTTGTGTACCTCTC